CATCGCTTTTGACTCAAACCACATTTCAGAGGATAGGAATTCTAAAGCATCATTATTTTCAATTTGATTTTCTAAAAGAAATAATTCAAAAGGTGAGTGATTTTCCTTTTCTATCTCTCCTTTACTTTCTTTTCTTATCCTTTCCTTTCCTTTCCTTTCCTTTATAGTATCGTTTTTTGATACGTTCGTATCTGTTTTTGATACGTTCGTATTTAAACGGTATTTTTCCCAACGCTTATTTATTGATTCTTTGGCTTTTGTACTTTTCTGTTTTCTTTCATCAATTCGCCTCAAAACGCTTGTTGATGATAATAAGCCATCCTGAAAAATAAATAAATTGAAGTCGTTTATAATACTTTGTATTACGGTTTGTTCGGTTCGTAATACGTAGGCTATACGTTCGTATTCAAGCGGTATTTCACCTCCTTGTTCATAGAGCATCTCTATAATACTCCAGTAACAACCAATGCCTTGCATCCCATGTTTGATTTGTAAGTTTATGATTTTAGGATCGCTTCGAGCGTTGTAGTCGTGTGAAAAATAGTAGGTTTCTTTCATATTACACATTGTTAAAATTGATAGCCAAAAACTTATTTTGTTTCTAGCCTGACATAGTCTGTTCCTGAAATATGTTCAACGACATGTTTGCCCTCCTGAATTTCTTTATCGAGAGCAACCCGATTAATTCCGTATTTCTTTGAGTATTCACTCTTTTTCATTAGGTCTTTTCTTATAATCACCCTTTTCATATTGTAAGATTTTAGCGTTAAATAAACCGGAATTCTACGTCCGGTTTATTTTTACAAGTATAGATATAAATTTGGCTGAATACTCAAAATGAATATTAAATACTCTAAATGATTTCGTTTATTTTGCTTAATCGGACTTTATCGGCTCACAAGTTTTAGTCTCAGGGAATAGCATTTTGTCTAAATTTCTAAGAGATACAAGGCTCATCCTGTGGAAAATTCGCGTTACAATTTCAACCTTTTCGAGTTCATTTTCAGCTGTAATTGTTGGCATTGGTTCGAGTTTTTTGATGTTTTTTTTCATGGTGTAAATATTATTGGTCAAATAATTGCAGTAGGGTAGGAGACTGAACTTCAGTCTCAATTGCTCTCAGATAGCAAAGTCCATCACGGAAATATTCAGAATTTAACTCACAGGCTTTCCCTTTTCTACCTAATTTGATGGCCCGATAAGGAACTGTCATGATACCTCCGAAAGGATCGTAAACCAATTCACCTGGATTACTCCAATTCTCAACCACCCGATCAACTATATCGAACTGGAGAGGGCAAACATGATTCTGAAGTTTCTTTTGAGTCTGCTTTGAATTGAGCGTGATCATCCGATTGATATCATCCCATACCCATGGAGTTCTGGCCGGAATTTTCAATGTCTCAAATGTTGCAGGTAGCTTCTCCATTTTATCCAAGGATCGGGCAATTTCAACATGATCATCATAATTATAAACCGTCTCTTTCGCCCACTCTCCAAAGTATTTGTTTACCCTGTCAATTGGGTATTGCCTCAACTCGTCAGGGGTTAAAAACCTTTCGCCTGAGCTGTTCCATTTTGCCCGTGCGTCAATCTGCCACTGGCCACGGTTGTAGCCATTAACCCTTAATCGAATAAATCTAACTGGAGCATTGCATTTTTTACAATAACATTCTGGGCAACCTTCATTGTCTGTTTCTTCAAATGTTGGTTCGTATTTTTTGAAAGAACTTATATTTTCAAACTTAGCTCCACAATTTTTACACTCATACATAATATCTCCCTTACTTTTTACGACTGGCACATCAGCATAGGCTTTTGAAGTATCACTCGGAAGCTTTCTAAACAGCAAAAGATATTCTGGACATCCTACACCCATCTTGGTACCGTCTTTTGTTTTTTCTGTCCATCCAAGTCTGTAGGTTTGGTTATTTTCCCTGACAACATCGGTCTCGATTGTGATCCTACCCATGTACTGGAAGCCGTGTTTGATGAAGTGAAATACGGTCATATCTGAGAATGGATCGACTGTTGGCATTCCGGTACCAGTTGCATTTCCAAACAGGATCCGGTCTTTCACGTGAATCACGGCCAACCTACCTGGCTGTAATACTCGCAAAAGTTCAGGCGTGAGGAAATCCATCTGTTCAAAGAATCTCACATTACCTTCATTATGCCCGAAATCATTGTAACTTGGAGTGTATTCATAATGGTTACTGAATGGGATCGAAGTATGAATTAAATCCACAGAATCAGTATCCATGCACATGGTTTCGATGGTGCAATCGTTATTGATCGCTTCAAATAGCTTACCGCTTTCTACACGCCTTTCGAGTCCAAGTGACCTGAGTAACTTCTGCTCAGCATTGACTGATGATAATCCGTTTTCTTTCATGATGTTGGTCATTTGTTCAACTAAGTATTTATGCTGGCTCCACTTATGCTCCAGCGCCTTTAATATCTCACCCTCTGATTCTGCGTATATGATATGAATCTCAACCGGCTGATCCTGTAAAAAACGGTGAATACGGTGAATTGATTGAATAAAATCATTGAATTCGTACCCAATCCCCAGAAAGATAGCTTTGTGGCAGTAGTGCTGAAAATTGCAACCAGATCCTGAGATCGATGGTTTAGTTGCCAGGTACTTGATCTTTCCTTCGCCAAAATCCATTACAACCTGCTCTCTTTCGTCTAAATCTTGAGCGCCATAAGCATCAGCCGAATTATATTCTTTTGGAGGAAAACACTTCATAATCTCATGCCTTTCAGATTCGAGATTGTGCCAAATAATATAATGGCTGTCAGGATCTGCCTTGATTATTGACTCCATCATTTCGATACGATGCGGAATTGAATCTCGTTTTTCTTTAGCAGCATCTTTGAGCCCGATAGCCGAATCCCTGAACATTTTAGCCTGTCCATCATCATCTACACCTGCAGTGGTATGGTCAACTTTCACTGGATGATAGATAACTTCCATTTCGGGCAAATCATATCCTTCGTCAGAATATCCCAGGTCGGATGGCTTTGTGATAAACAGCGCCCAGGTAGATAACCAGAACCAGAATTCCTTTTCTTTGTGAGGATATAATGTGAGGTTATTGGCCTTCGTTGAATCCCTTTGAAAGAATCGGGTTAATGCCTGTCCGGTGTCCATTACTTCCAGGTACCCGGCATAATGAATTAATTCCTTGTATTTGTTTGGACTTGGAGTTGCTGTACAAACAAACTTATACCTGACACCTTTGAATTTTTCAAGAAACGTCTGGTAAGTCTTGCTACCATAACTCCGCAGTACTGATGCTTCATCAAGACTGGTAACGGTAAACGATTTAGGATCTATATTGCCGTCTCTGATACGCTCGTAATTGGTGATCAGTAAGCTGCCATCCGGCATCGCATCCGCTTCTTGCTGAGTCTTGATATAGGTGATCTCAATTCCCAGTTTGTTTTTTGCATCCTTCTTGAATTCCTGACGAACACCAAGTGGACAAACGATAATAGCTTTGCCGCCTTCAACCTTCAAAATTTCGCTGCAAATCAATAGTTGCTGTATTGTCTTACCCAGACCGAATGATTCAAACAATGCCCTACGTCCCCCTTTTATTGCCCAACTGATCGCGTCACGTTGGTGTGGTTTTAAAAACGTTCCGTCTTTAAATTCCATGTCCGGGATATTAATTGAAAGCCCTGTTTCAGGGGCAATGCAAATCTTTGACTTTAGAAATTCGATGTATTTTTCTTTAATATTCATTTGGATTTGTCTTAAAATCGTTAAAGGCGCGCGCTTTGTTCCTGCCTGGGGAATCGAACCCCAGGATAACCGGTCAGGAATGTGATTAATGTTATTTTAAAATTTAATGACCACCGTCGGTTGACCGAAGACAATCTGCTTCTTTATTGAATTCTTCAGCTTGCAGCCTGTCAATTTCAGCAGCGATTAAGGCACCGGCAATGATTAATCGATCTTTGTAAGACTTTTTTAGTATTCTTTGCCAAAAATCACGATTCCATCCATTTGGAGCACGATAGAATAATCTTGCCTTTTCGAACATGCACAATGTATGTGCAGCATATGATAGCTCGTAATTTTCATTTTCAACCATATCAAGCTCAACTGTGCGGCCATGCTTTTCAATTTGCTCTGCCCTTTCAATTGAAATCAATTCAATTCCTGTCTTTTTCATAGCTTTTGAAATGTTTTATTCGTCGTTGTCTTTTTGATTGAATAGGTTTGCAACCATGTCAACCACACTTTCAGGGATCTGCTCAGTCGATCCAGTTACAGCTTCAGCTATTGCTTTCTTTGCCTGAATGATCTTGTAAATCTTAGTATCGATCGTGTTTTTGCCTAAGAAATAATAGCAGGTAACGGAGTCCTTTTGTCCGATTCTGTGAGCTCGGTCTTCGCATTGTTCGGCATCCGCGAAAGTCCAGGGGAACTCGATAAATCCAACTCTGGAACTGGCCGTTAATGTCAGACCCACACCTGCAGCTTTGATTGAACATACAATCAGCTTAACCTTAGGATCGCGTTGGAACCGGTCAACTGATATCTGTCTAGACTGCATGTCATCCGATCCGGTGATGGAGACAGCTCCATGGTATTTCGCCATGACAGCAGCTGCAACTTCTTTGAGGTGGATGAAAAGGATCAGCTTTTCACC